GGACATCGTAGCGTTCCTCTTGCTCAACGGGCGGAACCAAGTCATACTTAAATCCTGCTGACATAATTAATTCTTGTTTTGTTCAACAATAGTTTTCGTACCCTCATCAATCATTTTAGCGATAGATTCAGATTCTTTCTCAATCTTCTCTTCCGCTGATTCGGGAGGGGTTACGCCTTTGAAGCCGTCATTTGCGAACTCCTGCTTCAAGTCCTTGAAGTATGCGTCCAAGTCCTCATCGTCCTTAATGGCGCATCGTTTGGCGTAGTTTTCGGGAATACCATACTCCTTTGCCTTTGCCAAAATCTGCTGGCTACGTGTTGCTTGAGCCTTTTCCGTTTCTAACTGTGTTAGCTTATCAGAAAGGTTCTTGTTGGAGTCAATTAAAGCTTGCGCCCATGCAGGCACATCGTCTTTATTCTTTTCCGTTTTGGTGGTTGTGGTAGTCTCGATTGGCTTACCGTCTTTAAGGTTATGCCTCTTCTCGTAGTTAGTCACTGCCGTTTTTGAAGCATCCCCGGCACGGAAATCACCATAGGAATTAAGCACGTCCGAAAAACTGATACCCTCAACAATGGAGTTTACTTTTGTCTCGTCCGTTACACCCTCTGCCTTTTTGGTGGCAATGCGGGTAAGAATAGCAGTGTCCACCCCAGCGAATTTCTGTTGTAGCCCTGCTAAGATTTGTTCTAAGATTGTCATACCGTATGAATTTGATTTATAAATTTCTACGGTAAATTTCGTTATTTATAAAGAAGGTGAAAAATTATCAGATAGGTGATACACGACAATAAAACGATTGTCGTAAAATGGTATAAAAAAAGGCGTGAAACCGAATGAATCACGCCTAAAATATATCACGACAAAAACTTATACTTATACTCCCAACACTATATTTGCATCAATATTTAGCTTCCGGCTTATCTCACGAGCAACTTTCAAGGTTGGTTCACATTTACCAGATATATAATCACTTAATCGTGATGGGCTGACACCAACTAACTTTGCAAGTGATTTTTGATTAAGCCCCATTTCGTACATACGAAGTTTAAGAACATCCACAAGTGTTGGTTCTCCCAATGCAAAATGTTCTTCGGAATAATCAGCAACCAAATTAGAAAGAAGCTCCAATTCTATGCAATTTGGGTCATTCAAAGGAGTATCATCTTTCACTAATGGAAGAAGTTCCTCTACTCTTTTCACCGCCCATTCATATTGGGCTTGATTTTCTATCTTTGTCATAATCCTAAATATTAGCGCAATCTATTTTATCATATTCTTTATGAGTACCAATAAAGCGAATATACACAAACTGAATAGTGAATTTAATCACTACTACCAAACGATAGTTATTGCCTTTGATATTGAAAACATAGTGTTGATTACCTACATTATCAACGCTATTAAACGTTTTCTTAATATCGGCAAAACAGGTCCACTTGCTTCTTTTCACAATGGTAGTCCATTCTTGCAAAGCGACCTTTGAATCGGGATGGTTCTCTGCATATTCTTTTAATGCTTGTTCGGTAAATATTCTCATTGGTTACTCAATTATCGTGTGACAAAAATACATATATAATTCTATAATTCAAAATTATATTCTAATATTTATAATTTAAAAGAGCAAAAAAAATAGCGGAAACTCTTTGAAGCCACCGCTAACTATTTTCTTATACTAAAACTATAAGTCCCGTAATTTTTCTAACTAAGAGGCGTTTTTCTTTCCCTTATCTCCGATTTGCTCATTCTTTGCTGCTTGTTCCTCTTTGATTTCTGCAAGTTCCTCTTCTACCCTATCAGCATTTCCGGCAAACATGATTCCCTCACGCGTTGACCAGATGCCACCACTGACAGCGGAAACGGCAGTAGTCACCTTATCATTCAAATCATCAATCATATATGGAACCAGTTCTGTTTCTATGTCAATGGTCTGCGATGCCTTGCTAAACTCGGTTGGATTGATAGAGCCTAAAGCGGAAACAATGAAATTTACTCTCCGCTGCAAGAACTCACCGATAACCTCACCGTGATTTTCTACCGCCATATGTGCACCCATGAACATAAAGCGGAAAGCGGTTCCTGATGCTTTGCCTACCCCCTTCAACGTCTCAAAGGATATTCTTGGAGTGTTTGACATATCATAAGCCATATTAGTGAGTGTTTCTGCTTCAAATTTTACGGTATCTGGCACCTGATTCCATGTTAAATATCGTGCACCAGCCCCCTCTCCTTCCAGTTTTACCATTCTATCCTTTGTCTTACCAGTGAACCCTATCACTTCACCAATTAATTCCAAAATGGGGAAAAAATGATAGTCGATACAATCAGCATAATTGGATAATAGTTTCTCCAACCGGACCCGGAAGGTCTTTATCTTCTTGCAATAAGGTTCAGGACGATAAGCATAGAGAACCGGTAGTTTTGGGAATCCATGAGCAAAAGGAGTTCTTTCTTCATATCCTTTAGACAAATCCCATTGATAAACCATTTTGTCCGTGATAGTCATAAAGCAGATGACCTCCGAATCATCCATGAGCTTCTTTTTATACTCACGTGAGAAAGCAATCATTTTACCTTCGTCGTTAAAGAACGGGTATAGCTTATCACCTCTGAATGGAGACCATAACACGCTTTTCAGTTTCTTGGTGGGCTTGACCTTGCCACCGAACGTAGTCTTAACTTTCTTCCAAAACTTTGCCCAAAACGAATCATCATCGGTAACATACCAATATTCTGCCGCTTCTTGTTCGGAGAGCCAGGCACGGACAATCTTCTTGTTTTGGTATTTGATTTTGTTGGATTTAAATACAGCCTTTACCGCATCCAGCAACTTCTTTTCATCATCATCAGTCGGAATGCAATCCATAGACGGTTCTGTGCCGACCGTGAAAGCAGTTTGAATGTTCACTATATCTTGTTCCAATGGAATGGAAATACGGTTCACCGGTTCAGTCTTATACTTTGCTTCGATTTCATAAGTCTTACCAGTTTTTTCATCGAAGTGCTTCTCTGCTTCTTTTTCAAGAACCTTTCTGTCCGGATACTTCTTTTTGTCAACCATGATTTCATGTCGTTCCGGATTCCAATCATCCCAAAGTTTGCAACGGTCGGGAAGTTCAGTCTTCCTACCTTTCTTCAGGTAGTTTATCTTCTGCCCGATGTCAGGCAATGCTAATATTTCTTCTAAATTCAATGGCATAGTTTATATTTTTAATGTGTGAATATTCCTGTTAAATCTTTCGGCTTCTGAATCTTACCAAGAAGCTCACCCAATACATAGTAACGTACAGCATCTATACAATTATGCACGAGAACCCCATTAGCGAAGAACTCGTGCATATCTTCAACTTCTATATCATAAACGTTACATATATCTTCCTTTACTATCTCTATCTCTTTCAGCTCTGACGCTTGCAGAATATTGTCCGCTACATCTCCTACAACAAAATTCGGTCTTGCTGTATTTGTTTGCAACAAATTCATTGCCGCACCATTTGCATTTCCTCTTTTCGTTATCAGTCCCTGAATGATACCGATAGGCTGTTTTGCATTTGTTTGAGCAAAACTTATTATTTCCGTTTGAAATGGCAGAGAACTCTTTTCCACACCATTCACAAATGAAGGTTTCCGGCTTTGCATTTGCAAATTGCTCTTTTGCTTTTTTGCTATGCCATTTCCTTCCCTCCTCTGATTTGTGCCATTCAACGGCAAGTTGGCTTGCTTTGGCAATATTCTCTCTTCTCCATGCAAGCAGTTCATTATCTCTACTTTGCTCTTCTGCGTGATGCCGTAAATGTGCGTGCATCTCAACAAGTTCAAGATTGGATATATCATTATTCCAAGTGTTTTCATCTTTATGGTGAACATGATACCCTTTAGGTATTTGCCCATTATAGAATTTCCACACTTCACGATGTAGTCGTTTAGTTCCACGGGAGAAATAACGTTCTCCGGCATATAATTTGTATTCTTTGCCATTAAAGACTTGCACGTATAGAGTACGTCCCCTTTCGTCAGTTCTTGTAATTGCTTCCATCCATTTATAGTTTTAAATTTATGTTCAGGCGTTGCCTTTATTTCAACTATAAAGTTACTAAAAACCAACCGAGTATGCAATATCTTTCTACATCCATTATCAAAGAATTTGTTAACCTTTCTAAAACCGTTTGATGTGAGTACATAATCACCCTTTCTAATCTTATCAATTCGCTTATTCCCTACGCTTGTCATTACAAGAGTCTCTCCTACGAAACAGTGATTGTCATGGTCTTCCGGTTCGTTGATATAGTTCCCGTCCTTATCCTTTGCCCAAACATACTTTCTGAACTCGCTTTGCAAGTTGTACGAGCGTTTGGTTATATAAATCTCCATATCTTTCATTTTGTCAATTCCGGCATTGATAGAGCCTGCACCTTTCTCTACGGCATATATTTTGATTCCTCCGTTGTGTATCTCTTGAATCAAACGTGGGTCTGCGCTGTCAGCAATGACTTTCAATCCCCACGGGCGAAGAGTCTTGATGATGTCAGAAGAAAGCAATCCAGTACGGTAATCCACTTCATCCAAGTAAAGGGCGTTATCAACGATACCACAACGAATGGAAGCAGACGGGTCATGCGTATAACCGAAGTCTTGCCCGAAAGCAACTTTCTTTGCCCAAGCCGGAAACTCGTCAACAATTCCCCACTTCTTGAACACAGCACCTTCCGCCACGTCTGCCCAACGGCCGATAACCACATGAGCATACTTTTCAGGATTACTCACCTTCATATCTTCCACCTCTTTCAGGAACTCAGGAGAAAGGTTATCCAAGTTATCAAAATACGTAGTATGGATATGGAGCACATTCGGATGAGTGGAAATCTGAACCTGCACACCGTCAATCTCTACCAGCTTGTGAGTTTTCTCAATGTATTTCTTGTAGATGAAGTGATTGGAATCGCATGGGTTCATTATAATGATAATCCGGTTCTGAATACCCTTCTTGCGAATGGAGAGCATTATCTTGTCGAACTCATCTTCGTTTGTCCACTCTTCCGCTTCATCGCAGACGAAAGTCGTAATGCCTTGAATGGATTTCAGTTTTGCTGTCTGGTTCCCGGAAGAAGTCTTGATACCCCGGAACATGATACGGCTCTTAGTCATCTTATTGACTATATCCGTCTTTGTGGTCTTGAAATATTTCGTGGTACCGTCCAAATCTATCTTCTCCATCATTTCGGGGATGATAGACATACCGGCAGAAACCATCGTGTAACGGGTGTAAAGAATCTGATGCACAATCTTCTCTACAGGAGTCATTTCAAAAGTCAACCGCTCAATAAAAGTAGAAGCATTGAAAGACTTTCCGCTACCACGCCCACCGGTGATAAGAATTATAAATTTTTCCTTATCCTCATATAATGGATGGTAAATTTCTTGAGGTACTATCATTTTAGCTTGTCTTTAATCCAGGAATCAATGTTGATGCCGTGCTCTATGTCTGTTGGAATATCAGCATCTTCATCCTGCTTGCGTTCAATCTTTCTCCAATCTTCATCATGGTGGTACAGCCAAACGGACATTGCTTGCAAATTAGGAGCCAACTCGCTTTCGCTTACTTGTAATTCATCTTCGCCCGTCAAATTCCCTTCTGAATCACGGAGCTTTCTTACCACGGTGCTTTTGGTTTTTATGCCACCGAGAGCCATTGCAAGGAATTTAGCCCTTACAGTGGCATTGATTGTCGCGCGCCCACGCGCTAAGACTTCGGATATTTCGGTGTACTCACTTTTCTTTTCGCAGAATGTTTGAGGCAAAATCCCTATGGCATAAGCAATTTCCTTGTCAGTGAATCCCTTTTTGGCATACGATTCCACGAGAGAAAGAAAGTCCTCGCTTGTGTAGTCAAACTTTGGCTTTCTTCCTCCTTTACCTTTTCTATTTTGAGATTCACTATTGCTCATAATTAATTATCCGTTTGCCAATCCTCTACTTACAGTTGTATATCCACGTTGCTTTCGCCAATAAGGAAGTGACAACACAGACGCATCTACCCCTAAGTTTCGTGCCAAATTCTTACCTGTGTTTCTTGCTGCGTTCATGATTCGCGAATTATTTGCTTCTCCTGGATATACTCTTTTTAATCTTCTTACAGTACCAAGTATTTCGTTAAAACTTCTTTGTCTTCTTCTGACTCAGCTTTCCTCCCAATAATTAATCTATTTTTTCTACTTGTTCATCGAACACTTCTCCTTTTATGAACTTCATATCGGGGTCATACCCAAACCGCTCACAGAAAGCGGCTTTAGCTTCATAGGTATCAAAGGACAACACCACATAGGCATCCATGTTCTCGGCTTGCTTCTGTGCGTTTTCTTTCACCTGATGTTTGACCTCTTTCATGTGGGCAACCTTTTCGACACGTTCCAACTGCTTGGCGGCTTTATCGGCTTCTTTCTGTTCGGAAACTGGGACCATCATATCAGACAAAGCATCCGCAATAGAGTTTTCCTCTTCGGTCTGCAAAAGATAGTCGACACCAATCATATTCAAGTCTGCATCGGTCAGACCTGCATCTTTCCAGTCAATATCAGGAACAATACGGGCAAGAGCGTCAAAATCCCATGTCCCTTGTGCATTAGGGTTGTTCATTAGAATGTTTAACTCCTTTTCCTGCTGCTCGTCCACGTCTATGACATCGACACGAATGCGGTAGTCGTTATCGGGAAACTTTTGCAATTCGTCCATGACAGACAAACGCTGGTGCCCGCTGACTACGGTAAGACCAGTACGCTTGTTCACGACAATTCCACCGACTAAACCAAACTTCTTGATGCCACGTTTCAGTGTCTTACGTGATTCATCGGAAAGTTTTCGGGGATTATAATCCGCAAAGTGAATGGCAGAACGATTAAGTTCCACCGATTCACTCTTTATGTATTTTGATAATTCCATATTAGCCATTACTTAGACCGAAACCTCTCTGCCGAAGAGTATTCCTTTCGGCTCTTGCTATAAGATTATCACGAGATTGTTTTGCACGCCTGCTTGCAGCACTGCTACTCCATGTATTTTTTCTTCTCCAGTTAGCTTCGCTCAATCTTTCTGCCTGAGCATATATCTGTTCTCTTGTCTTTCTTTTTCTGACTCAGCAATCCTCCTTATTAATTTTGTTGATTATGATACTCCCAAAGCACTCTTTCAGCCATTGGGAAAACTTTGTAAATTCTCTGTAAATCCTGCGGGTAATTCTTCTCCATCCAAAGCATACAATCAAGATTGAAACCTACTCCCGAACTGGCTTTCAATGAATACCGAACTGGTTCAGGTAAATTGTGCTGCCTCATATAAGCAAGAATATCCTTTTGTGTCCAATCAGCCAAAGGATAAACCATACCGTTATTCTCGTAACCGTTTACCTCATACCCTTTCAACATAAGCCTACGATTCATACCATCAGCTTTTTTCATGCCCAAGAATGTATAATAAACTCCATGAGTAAGCTGCATAGCCTTTATCACATCTGCCAACTTCAATAGCTTTACTTTCGGATTTGGCACACAATACATACCGCCACGGAGAATATAAGTGAGGTTCCAATGTGGTACTTGAACAAACTCTATCTTCGGATACTTGGCTTTAGTCCAGCCAATCCATCGGTTAATGTGCTCCAAACTCTTGACAAAGTACATGAACACACAAACAATCCGGTCAAACTTTGGATAGATTAAATCAAGCAGAACAAGCGAATCTTTACCAAGTGATAAAAACAGTAAAGCCTCATTCGATTTTACCCGAATGAGGTCTATATACCGGTTCGCTTGTTCTACCTTGCTCATAGCTAACCACCACTTAAACCAAATGAAGTACGAAGGTCACTATAACGCTGTCTGCGTGACCCCAACTGTGATGTACCAGCTTCACCGCCACGTCTGGCAACCAATCTACCACCAGCCCCTGCACCGTTCATATTTCTGCGAGGCCCGGCTACTCTGTTAATTCTTCTTGCGACTCTGCTTTCTAATTTTAAAAGTTAAACAAATCAATCTATATGTTTTTCTAATATCTTGCCCAAAGTATAATCCATTTGTGCAGCAAGATATTCTTCGCCTTGATGTTCGTAAACAATATCATTACCGTTTTCATCTGTGAGAATAACAGCTTCTGCGTTCTTTACCTCTACAATGATATAAGGACGCTTGCCCATATATGCACCTGTCAGAAGCTTGATTGCATCGTACTTGATAGGCTTTAATTCTACCTCACCTTCTTCAGGCAGTTCTGCATCAGCCGGATATTCTTTACCGCCACATAGGTAAGTGATATACTTCTTAGCGTTAGTTGGTCTGATTTCACGGTATTCGTGGGTTTTCTTGCCTGCCAAGATTTCATCGAAATACTTCTGTTTGATGCTTAATGTAAGAATGTTCATAATCGTGTCAAATTTAAATTAATACTCAATAGTTGCGGGGGGCTGAATCGAACAACCGACCTTCACCAAGTCAAAGTGAAAAGCTACCACTGCTACACCCCGCGATAGTACCCCAAAGGTACTACCACAACCAAAGATAACGAAATATCTTCAATCGTTATACACGACAATCGGCTTATTGTCGTGAACTAAGCCATTTGTCCCGTCTTTCTCTACACGCCTCTAAGGTAGGCGCACAACAAGCAAAGAGTTCACCACTTTCAGTACGGTAGTCGTACTGGTACATTCTCACTCTTTTACCTCTCAACCTGGTGTTGTAGGTAGTGTAATTCTCTTTACCGGGCTGGCATACGCTGCAACCTCTTTCGTCGTTAATTGAGTTCATAATCATTTATCAATACTTACTTAGTAATTTGTAAAACATTCGCCTTTTCTCTATGTATTTAAGACAGTTTCGTCTAAGACCTCGCTTTGATTTTGATACAGTCATTTGGCAACCTGCAACGCCAACATAGATGCAATTTAAATGATGCCTTTTAGCTTGTTTGAAAGCCCACCAAATCGCTTCACGACAATATCTGTAACTATCATTTTGAACACCCTCGTATCCTCTACTCAAAATGAAGTGGCCTATTTCATTTGCTTCTTCTGAATAGCATATTGTGAAGATATTATTCATCCATTATTCTTTTGCTTTACTTGTTCAACCAAAAACTTTTTAAAATCATTCTTGTACTGGCTGTGAATGATTTTATACTGATGGGATAGATTAGGCAATTGTTTGTAACCTTTGCTATACAAGAATTTGGCTACTAATTCAACCTTTTCATGGTTACTGAAACCTCTGTCTTTGCACATGTTTGAGATACACACATTCGCCTTGCTGGTAGGCTTCTTTTCAACTGGTGGCATGTATTCGCGTCTGTCATAAGCGTGCGTTCTTGGATAGCCAACCTCTTCACCTAAATATTCACCTGTGATGCAATCAAACTCACCACTAATTAAACTATCTGCTATTTCACCCATAATAATCAATATTTAATGTTTCACATTCAATCTTTCTTCACTCGTATAAGCCACTACAAGCCCAATTTCATCATGCTGTATGGTGATGTACTTTTCACCCCTCTCTATAGTAGAGAAGTCATAAGGGGTTACCATCTTACCCAATACCTTGCCCAGTTGCTTCATCAGTGGGGCTTCAGGGCTGATAACTAAAACTAAATCTGCTTTCATAATCGTGTATATTGTGGTAGCCATAAGGCTACCGGATTAGAACTCAACCAATATCAATCTTTCTAAAGAACCTGATGCTTTCACCCACATGTGATTATGTCTGAAACCATAATCGAAAAACAGTTTAAAGTAAGGGTATTGTACTGTTAAAGAGTTCATACAGCCCTTTAACTCGTCTTCTGACATACAAGAAGTGATTTCATTGATTATTTGAACGAAAAGGTGTAAAACCTCTGGTTCATTATTCAATAACGGTTTTTCTATAACTGCTTTTAAAAATATATTTTCTTTCATATTCTTCTATATTGCGCAGGGCTTTCGCCCTGCTGATTAAACTTATGCTAATTCTATCGCTCTTGCAGGCACACAAATCATAGTCCATGTTTTGCCCTCTTTTAGGTAATCCACAGAGTATTCAACTTCAAAAGTGCAAACATTCATATCAACGCATGATATAGTGCCCTCTACTTTGCCCTTTTTAGTAGTTACGACCACTGACTGACCTTTCTTAAATTCTGTTGTCTTCATATCTTCTATGTTTTAATTGTTATTACTTCTTGTTTGATGACACAAATGTAAGGTATATATATCACACATTAAAACAAAAAGTGATATTTAATATCACATTTAACACTATTTAGTGATAGATATATATCACACTCATATAATAAGCGTATCTTTGTAAAAACAAATCATATAACCATGAATAGAATCAAAGAAGTAATAAAAGAGAAAGGCTTAACCATAACAAGCCTTGCTGACAAATTAGGTATCGCACGTGAGAGTCTTTCACGTATGATAGTGTCACCATCGTACCCAACACTTGAAAAAATTTCCACTGCCTTAGATGTACCCATGTGGCAGCTCTTTGCGTCACCGGAAGAAGTGAAAGGAGAGGATGAAAATGCTATCACTTGCCCTCATTGTGGGAAGAAAATTAAATTAGAGAAAGGAGAATAATATGGACTATTTAATAATTGGAATACTATTCTTTGTAGGAAATGCCATTTGGAGTATTGCCTTTTTATTTTATCAATCTTACGCAAAGAAGAAAGGTGAAAATATAGCTCTTAAAGAAGATTCAAAAGAAATCGCAATGCTTACAGAGTTAGGGAAAAACATGGCTACTAAATCCGATATACGCGAAATAACATTAATAGCTGAAAGAACAAAAAATGAAGCAACTAGAGAATCCGCACAGAGAATATCTTATGAAACTGAAAAAGGCAAAAATCTTGCAACCAAAGAAGATATTGAAGAAATAACAAAAGGAATGGAAATCATAAAGAATGAAATATCTTTTGAAAATCAAAGAAAACATTCCTATATTGAGCAGAGAACTAACCGTTTTATAGAAATCTTACATTTAGCAGAAGAACTACAATTATACAAAAATCAACTTTTATATTATTTATATGATAAGTATTCAGTAGAAAAGTTGTCAATATTAATAAATGATGCCAATAAAACATTACTGAAATTAAATCATGAAAATCGTTTGTTAATGGTTTCTATTGATGATGAATATACGATAAAACGCATTAATAACCTTGTAAATAGTTCACAGCAGTATGTTGCATTTATATGCTATATTGCGAGCAACGCTATAAGTCATCTTTCTGATTGGAAAACATTTTTTGATTTGGCCAATCAAAACCAAAACAATTCCGCATTATCAAAAATGGCAATAGATAGTATGGAACAACTACAAGGAACAAGAAATGAATTTGAAAACGACATAAAAGAAAAAGAAGAAAAACTATATGATGATATGGTTAAATATTTAGCAGCCTTAAAAAGATTGTTCAGACAAGAGTTTTATTTGAAATTTGATTTTGTAAACCAAACAGACAAGCCGGAGCACTAAACTCCGGCTTACTGATTGATTAGCCCTTTGATTCTTAACCGATTTACGATTTCGATGTAAAGATACTCTATATCCCCACTAAAATCCCCATAATTCTGATAGAGAAACACGACATCAGCGCAGTTGTCGGAAATTGTACTCTTGGACTGAACCCCAAGTACCCTTGACATCTCTTCGCGTAACCCAGCTGTCATTTTCCCACCGGCAAGCGAACTTGGAGAAAACAGGTACAGGATAATGAAGATGAACTTCTTCCGCTGGGTAACACTATCAATACAAGGGGGAAGACTTCTGCTATTCAATAGCTCAACGAAGATTTTATAGATATCCCTAATAAGGCTTTTATCTCTCAAAATCGGTGAAGCTAAGGTATTTTCTTCTTCTGAAAGTTCTGATTTCTCAATTCTAATCTTTTTAAGGCGAATTATTTTGTTAAAATCCAGTTCCATAACACGATTATTTTAAAAGTAAATAGTATATTTGCATCATAATCGTGTAAGGAAGAGCTGATTCATGGTCGTGCGTGGGTTGGCTCTTTTTCATTCTTCCCCATTCGTGCTGATGAATGGTTTCTTTTCCAAATCATAGCAGGTGATATATACCCGTTTCCCATTAACATCACATAGAGCAAGGGCATATCCTTTCTCCAGTATTTTAACCGGCTGATTGTCGCAATAGACAGTACTTCCAACCGGAACTCTTATAAAATGACGTACTATCATTTGATTATCTTTAGCTTGTTGTACCAGTGTGAAGCGAAAGGGAACCACCCGATTAGGAATGACTCCCCGAAAATAGTTACTTTATATAGTTTGCTCATAATCATATAAGTTTTAAACATTCTTTAATCCCTGCTTCAAGTGCTTCCTCGTAGGTATCCCATCCCCCTCCGTCGTTTGTTCCTTTATAAGTAGAACTGGCTATATGAGTCCCATTGTCAGCCTTAGATATTTCGTATCCATAGCCACAAGCACAGTTATATACACATATATGAATGTTTTTGGTTTCACGTAGCCACTTCTGGACGATGGATTGCATTGGACGAGAATAGTATGCTTTAGGTAAATTACTAGTTCGGATTATGATTTCCATCGTCAAGCCTTTATCGTTAATGATATATTTGCAATACTCATTAAAGCCTTTCTCTTTCAGCAGCTTCGCAGTCTCTAGTGTTACAAGTTCTTCGGTCATGGTATTATTCTCCTTTTAGTTCATTAATTAAAGCATCGGCGCAAGCAATAGCAAATTGAGCAACAGCTTTAGGTACTGTATGTTTCTCGTTTTCTTTATATGTTGCTTCGGAACAGGCATAACCAACTTCTTCTTCATTGCTTAGTATTCCTTGCATGGCAGCTTTAGCCAGTTCGTATCTACGCTGTTCCCAGTCGATAGCTGAAAAATCAAGTTCGCATTCCTTGAAAACCATATTACCACATACATATAAATAATCTCTGCTATGTTGAGAGTTGATGTTTAATTGGGGAGTTACATCTACCAAAACTCCTGTTGATTTTACTCTTGCTTTCATTGTTTAATCATTTATTTTAACATAACGCTTAGTAATAGTACCGAATGAATGATACCGATACCAAACTATATTTCCACGCTGAATTTCAGTAAGCCAATCACAAGCCTTAAAAACTTGTCCTACATTGTATAGGAATGGTCTTTTTTGTATTTTTCTTTTTATTCTTGCTTTCATCGTTGTTCCTCCTTTGTTTTAAAATGTTCAATCAGTTCATTTACGGTAGCCTTGTGGTAATTGTCAATCTCAAAATCATTAGGCATCCCATAGAAATCCATTCCAGATAAACCTCCATCAGAGCCATCCCGGTATATACCCCAATCGCCCTTATCATTAGTGAATAGTTGATTGTTGTTTGTATCATCTCTTAATGAAGCTATAGCCAAGAAAAGTTCTTCGTTGGTTCCGCAATCAATAGAAGCATCTATATCTGGGTTATTTTGCAAATCCCATTCAGGGGATGCAACATATCTCCATTCCTTTGTTTCTTTAATTTGGAATGCCGCAAGATATTTGCCCATCCATTTGCCATTATTGAGCTTATACCCCAACTCTTCCAGCTTCTTCCGAAGCTCCGGTGTATTCTTTCTTATGAAACACGGTGTTGTAAATCCCATAGTTATTCCTCCTTCTCTATTTTTACTTTTCCGCGGTTAACAAAACCATCACAGTTCATCAAAGCACAAAGACAGATGGCATATTCTTCCTTTTCTGACTTACTGCAAATGCGCAACAGTGAGCATTGGTTGCATGGGACATTTTCACTCGTCATCTCATGCAACACTCCATCTATTATTATTCCGTTCTTTACTTCCATAATCAGTCTCCTTCCTCTCTAATCTGTTTCACAAATACATTTTTAAAATGCAAATTTTCACCTCTCTCTATGCTATGCAAAAACAGATTGTATTCAGCTTCTGAAAAATGAGAATAATACTTCGTAAAACATGTTGGGCACTCTTTTATAGAGACTATCCCAATACGAGCTTCTGCAATCCCACAGATATGCTTATGGTAATCGTTGAGAATACTTGTACCACATTCGGGACATTCAAAAACTAACGCATTATAGACCCCGACAAGGGGAATCCTATATTTGTTATCTATGTCCATTTTCAGTCTCCTTTCTCTTTAATCCGTTCCAGTACATCCCTGTTGGCTTCGAGTATCTCATCAAAAGAAGGGATAGGCATCCAAGCTACCGTATCATAATGCGCTAATATTTTTGTTTCCCATTCCCCATCTATATAATTGTTTACCAATGTAAAATAGCTATTAAAGCGCTTCATCTTACAAAGCACTAATACTCTATCTTCATTTTCCGGCAACCGTTCCTTAACACTTATCCAAGGAGATTGATTTGATTGCCATTCTGCACCGGATTTGAAAATATCTACTACTCTTGGTCTGAATATATCTTTTGCCAAATGAATTTTGTGTCTTTCGTAATATTCTTCTGCTGCTTCTTCTAACTTCTGTTTCATAATTTATCAATTAGGGGTGGTGTGGTTGAATGTTCAATTCGTTCTCTATAAATTTCTGTAACTTATGGGCGCATTCCGAGCATAAGTCGGCTTCTTGGATGAATATATCTTCCCTTCCACCAACAGAGCCACCATCCCATTTATCTACCTTGAAATCTAGCCGCGCATTACGGAAATACGATGGCTGTATCTCTCTTCCGCATGCATCACATATTATCGTTACTTTTTTCATATTTGTTCTGTTTTAAATCAGTTTTGAGGGTTATTCACTATCGTATTCTGACATGATTTCCAAAATATCGCTTTGTATATTTTCATCAGTTAACATGTGCTCAACTAATTCTTTTTGCTGCGAGGGTGTGGCTATAATACACTTCACTATTTTATTGCTATCGGTAGCCATTATTATAATTCCACCTTCGCGAGTCTTAGGTAGGCGTACTGCTATTTCTTTAGCAAATGCCTCTACGTCTTGAATAAATTGACATTCCATATTAGTTCCTTTCTAATTTGTTATGAGTTATTTTTCCCCTTTTTTGCATCTACGTTGAAAATCCAACATAGATTTTTTCCTATCATTAAGAGCACGTGACATTTTAATAATCATATATATTGTCACAATAAATACAATGACAGATGAAATACCTCCGACAATTATATATGTACGTACTAATCCCGTCAATCCGGATTGATTCAAATAGTCAATAAGTTCTTCCATAATCAATCTCCTTTCTCTTTAATCCGTTCCAGTACATCCTTGTTGGTTCAATAGCTCACTAATGTTATCTATAACTTCCCCATCTGTCAACGTATCATCCAGGATGATAGATTTAATCTGGCTTGAAAGCCATGATGTGCCATTTTCAAAACCAAGAGCAATCATTTCCTTAATATCGGAAACGCCATTTGGAACTCCGTTTGTTCCGAATGAATCAATTACTGATTCTGCATATTCTCTTACTGCTTCTTCTAACTTCTGTTTCATATCTGATTTTGGTTTGAATTATTTTTTTATAACTACCGCCATTGTACTAATAGATGTGCCACTCTCTTTAAACTCGCCTGCGCTGATTTCAAACACCTCTCCATGTACTTCTTTCAGCCAGTTGCGGAAATCAATACATTTCTTTTCCGAAGCGAATCTCCAGTGTTGGCTGGTTATTGCTGCAAGCGTGCCGCCTTCTTCCAAACGTTCATACATAAGCTTGACATGCTCTATATCCTGATTACCGGAAAACGGAGGATTTGCAATTATCTTAGCATAACTACCTACACTGTCCTTGGTAAAATCTTCATCAAGCAATATTACGTTGCTAAGGGTATGAAGAAATTCTCTGTTTTCCGGCATCAGCTCATAACATTCAACCATTACAGAAGGACAAGCCCGGTGGATTGCTTTTATAAGCGCGCCACGCCCAGCACTCGGCTCCAGTACCGTATCATCCTCATGTATCCCTCCGGCAAGCATAACCAGCCAGTCAGCAACATCGGCCGGAGTTTCAAAGAACTGGTAATCTTGCTGTAGGTTACACCGTTTACCCTCTTTCAGTATGGAAAACACACGTTCCGGATTAAACGGGAATGTGAAACCCTGTATCTTCCCACCTTGCCATGAGCCGCCAGCTTCTTCTATCCACTTCTTTGCTTCGGCATAAGTTCTTTTATTGAATTGAACCTTAGGAAGTTTGAGGATATTGTTCTCAAGAGTACAATGTTTCAATATCTCTTCCACACTCCATTTCTTACCTTCATCAGCCTGCTCCTTTTTTTTGCTTATTGAGGCATCCGGAGCTAGCAACGAAGATATCCTTTGGACAACTATGTTGCTTGCGCCCATGAAGGCATTGACGCAAGATAGCGTCTCTATAAGAAAATTTGTATCAACATGCCCGGTAGCATCATAGATGTCTATCCCTTCGGTCATAGCTGACAGCTCATTGAGCTGTGCTACACTACCATGTAACGTTTCGATTAAAATCTTTTTTTTGTTCGTCATAACTTTTCTGTAAATAAATTCTAGTTGTGTCTACACTCCCATGGCCTAAAAGGTCAGCGAGTTGAATTACATCTTTGTTTTTCTTCAGGAACATCTTAGCGAAAAAATGGCGAAAGGCGTGTGCGTGCATCTTCTTTGAATCAATGCCGCAATGTTTCCCCCATGCTTTCAAGTTTTGGGAAAAGCCCCGCTGTGTAATCGGTCCGAATCTCCCTACCGCAAAAATCCCAGTCTTACCATGTTCCTTAGCATAAGCCTTCGCTTCCTGCTGCAATTGCTTTTGAAAGAAAAAACGTCTGTACTTGTTACCCTTTCCTCTTAATGTCACTTCCCCGGATATGATATCTTCCCATGTGAACTGCTGGAATTCTGACAGGCGAGCACCCGTTGTTCCCAAAACTTTAACGAAGAAATAGTAATCCTTATTGCTTTTCTCCTTAAGATAGTTCAATAACCTGTTATACTCATCTTCAGTCGGGACATTGTTTACATCAAGTTTGCGCTTAAGCTTAGGTCGCTTAAGCTCTATCGGCTTTTTCATCCATTTTGAAAATTTTTCCAAAGCGGTAATACGTAGACGGATGGTCTGTGGGGATAATGATTTCTCTTCTAAAGTCCGTATAAACCTCTTGCAGTTTTCCATGTTTATAACGTTGGCGTATGCAAAAAATTGCTTCATAGATGTATGATAAATATCCACTGTATGCGGTGAATAATCATTACTATCAGTCAACCATACAATAAAATCATTCAATAGTCTTCTATTCTTCTCCGAAATGGCATCAAGCCTTTCTAATGTCTTTATCTTCTGGTCCTTACGGTTATATCCGATTTTAAGATGGTGTAATAAATCACAAATGGCTTCACTCATCAATGGATAACGTGCCCCAATATTGGCATTCTCACGCTTATAAGCCATATAACTACGACGATTAATATCTTCAGCACTTTCAAGAAAATCAGTTACATACTTGATGTATTTACCGATGGTATCATAGGTCCTTCTTGTTGTAAACAAGTAAGAGACGTAATCAGCTAATATTTTTTGACGATCATTATTCATGATTATTTATTTCTTTTTCCCCTTGATTTAATCTTGATTGGATTGTTTTTTTGTTCCAGTACCGAACCACTTTAATCGGCAGCCATGTATCCGGAGCCAATATTTAAATTCGAGAATGGTTGTCTGTTTCATATCTGATCTGTTATGCGTCATTTGATAGCTTCATAAAACACATCCATATTGTTTTGCTCTGCCTTCCGGTAGTATGGCCAAACAACGGTTTGAACGGAATAACAGACAAAACTTCCGCAGCTTTTATCTGACTCTCGTTCCATTTGAATACAAGCGTGCCGTTAGGCTTCAAGACGCGCATACACTCAGTAAATCCATCGTGTATGAGTGACTGCCAGTCTTTCGGTAGTTTCCCGTACTTCTTAGCCATCCATGAGGTTTCGCCAAGTGTTTTCAAATGTGGCGGATCAAACACCACCATGTAAAAAGAATTGTCCTCAAACGGCAAGTGGGTGAAATCGGCTATTATATCCGGTTTTATCTCTATGGTTCTGATTTTATCCCTGTCCTTGGCAGTTACTACCTCCGATCTCTTATCAACGAATAAGACAAGAGGATTATGTTTGTCAAACCAAAACATCCTACTGCCACAGCAGGCGTCTAATATGACCTTTGTTTCAATCATTCTTTTATTGTTTTTTAATTAATTACTCCCGCTAAACCTCCTTAAGCTCTCCATTGACTAGCATATACCATGTGTCAGCCTTAACCTTTTTCCCGTCAACTTCAAACGCCTTGACCTCCTTAATCGGGTAGGTATTACCGTTCCATTCTCCACGTTCTGCAAGGACTATCCAGCAACCTATAGCTCCCTTAGCCTTACACCTGTATCCGGCAGCAAGAGCAATGCTATCCTTGCCTGTGGCTGACGCTGCACCTCGGTCGCCTGTGGCTGATGCTGCACCTTGGAAGCCTGTGGCTGATGCTGCACCTCGGTCGCCTGTGGCTGATGCTGCACCTTGGAAGCCTGTGGCTGACGCTGCACCTTGGAAGCCTGTGGCTGACGCTGCACCTCCGGCGTGATTGCCGTTCATATTGCTTCCAAAAACGAATATTTGATTCTCTTTCAGTTCCTGAATATTCTCAGGTGTTAATTCTCTTTTCATGATTCTTGTTTATTTCTGTATTACTTTTAATTAATGGTTCCTACAAACTTCTCTAGGTTTCCACTCTGACGGTACTTTAGCCCACTCTCTGAATGCCTTATCAAATCCATCAAGGTCAGAGAACATATCCATCTTGGCGGTATCAGTAGTAATGAGGGTGGAGAACTCCTTGAAATACTTATCGGCAACTTTTACAAAGTCATTGTGCAACTTTTTTAAATCTCCAAGCAGAAGGGAGTTCTCTGCCATTAAATCGCTCGCTTCCTCTACTAAGTTATTGGCTTCGCAATTCAACAGGTGAGCGGCTGAAAGCAGCATATTCAATCTATCTATGCTACCATTGGCTATGGCGGCATCTATTATTTTTTTCTTTGGTTTCATAATTGTATATTTTCACTTTACATTTCCTTTCATGCGGTTAATACTTCCGTTCTCCTTTTTATTAATTTTGTCAATCCACCTTTGGAATTTGGCAGCTACAAGAGGGCAGTGGATGCGCAGGTTTCTGTCGCGTTCCGCTTCCCATTCACGTATCTTTATAAGCGTTTCGGTATTCATGATTCTTTTATTTTGTTTCATTGCTCTTATGTTTTATATATTTCTGATTTACAGATATAAAGTTAGCTAATTTGCTACTTGTAAACAAACATTACTTCTTTTATTTACGCGGCTTTACAATTAATTAACATACTGAAAATCAGGCATTTATATTATTACCATTATACTTTAATTGTTCGCTACAAATTAGGCTACCCTCATGGTGACATCAGCATTTTTCTGGCTTCCTCATCTCCTGCATCAGCACGGTGCTTGATTTCAATGTACTCAGCATAAGAGATTCTGTTATTTCCACGCTCCTCTATCTCTTTTTCACGTTGAAGCCTGTATCGTTCACGCTCTTTCCGTTCAATATCTTTCCGACGTTCAGAAACGTAGTCCAGCATCGCACTTGTTATTTTCAATGGATCTATTGAACCGTAGAACCGCCCATACTTCCCTGACTTAAACCGTGCTATGAAAAAACAGATTTCAGCGGCATTTATATAATAATACTCCGAAAGGAATATCTCCGATAGTTCAGAAAGTTGCTCTTTCGCTATCTTGGTTGAAACTTCTGCAAAGTCATTCAATGAGCCAAATTGTATCTTTAGCCATTCTATCGGTGTTTCATCCCCATAAGTAGAAGACAATAGCCCTAAACTCGGAATGCTGTCATTCAACGCCAGTTCTGAATGGGTTGCATTACATCTGACAAGTTTGAACTGCAAATCAGGGTTGTAATCAAGAATGAATTGTGCAGGATCGGGATATTTATTCAATAACGCCCTCTGCTTCAAGTTCCTTTCTCTTTTTTGCGGCAGCTTCTCTAACGGTTGTAGCGACTGCAAGAACTGAATCACGTTTTCGCTGCTCGCTATCCTGTTGATTTTTACTAAGTCTTGTCCCATTATAGTTTCCTTCCAATATTTTAGTAAAGTTTGCTTGTTTGAAAATCCAATCAAAGTCGCATTTCCAATTGCGGTCATTAGCTCCAAGTAAGAACGGGGATTGAAGAATGAGATTGAAAACACTCCTCACTGACTCTTTCCCATATTGGGCTATCCGGGCTTTTACAGCCTTTTTTCTCACATCAGTCATTGATCTTATCTGCTGGAGTCTGTCTTTGAATGTGGTATTATAGTATTCCATCAATCCGCTGTAATCAATCTTTTCAGAGGGGGAGGGCGAAGAAAGCTTGGCTTTCTTTGATACTCCGTCAGGAGTATTTTCTTTCTTTTGATGTAGAGATATATCTATATACTCTCTTTCTTCTTTCTTTGTATTTGTGCCCTCTGTGTGCCCTGATTTTTGTAAAAGTTCGGATTGCGGTAGATTGTTGTTCATGGGCTGTGCCCCAAGTTGTGCCCTTAGTTGTGCCCATTCCTGTCTTAATTCATTGATTTCCTTTTCAATACCTGTGTCCTTACTTGTGCCCTTGGTTGTGCCCATTGGATTATATTCTTCATATTTACATAAGGTTATAAGGTTCATTCCTTGATTGCACTCAACAGTTATCATACCTTTCTTTCTAAGATGCACAAGAAAGGAACGCACCTTCTTTTCAGACCATTTCCAACGCTGTGACAGAAATCTTATGGATGCAGGATATTGACCTCTTGAATAAGAGATTTCTCGACCTCCGATACTCTCCTTTCGGGGCGTTGCCTCAAATCGTGCAGACTGAATTAAGTCTAACCACGCTTCGCAACTGCTAAAAGTACGGGCTTCATTCCACATTTCATTCGAGAAAAACCTGCGGCTTAGCCTCAAAAATCCTTCGTCCATAGTCTTAGAATCTCACGTTAGTTAATTGCCTTCCGTTAGAAAATACAGCCCACTTACCATTACCGCTATCAAACAATCGTAAATCCGACACCTCTCCGAAACGTTTGATGTTACCGCATAAATCCACAATCCATCCACATTCTTTAGAAGGATGCGGGCGGATGGCACGACCGACTATCTGATACCACATGGCAAGTGACATTGTAGGACGTGCCATAACGACCGTATCAAGTTCCGGATAGTCAAAGCCAGTCGTAAGTACACCCACATTAGCTACTACCGGAATTTCACCAGCTTTGAACGCCTCAAGAATATGTTCACGTTCTTTCTTAGGAGTATCACCTGAAACGATAGCGCAACCGGGTATTGACATCGTTAACCGTTCCGCTTCTTTCAAAAAACGGGTAAAGACCAAAATACCCTTCCGTTTTCCTCCGGCTTTGGGATTCATCAGCCTTTGGACGATATGAACGAGATAACCGTAGAAGTCTATCCGTTCATATTCTTTTTGAACTGACCTATCCGTATAGTCGGCACCAGTAGTATTTACTTTCAAGTTAAGTTCATTCCACCCTGAAGGATTCATTGAATAGTAATCCAACTTCGCCAAGTAGCCCATATCTAATAGGGTTGATACCTGTACATGATAAATGACCTCTGAAAAGACATGAGGTTTTGTCCGAGTGATAAATTTCAGCATGGAGCCGAAATCACGACTGGAGCTTAAACGGTATGGCGTTGCTGTCAGTCCAAGAACCTTACACTTCACTGCATCAAAAAAATCCTTGTACATTCCCTCTTTGGGGTTTACAAGATGACATTCATCCACAATGATGTTCTTGAAGTGGGTAAACAGTTCGGGATGATTCTTCACACTGCCGATGGTGGCAAATGTTATCCGGCTTATCTCCTTTGAGTTAAAGGATGCTGAATAGATACTGCAATCAAGAATACCGTATGAACATAGCTTTTTGAAATTTTGCTCGAGTATTTCCTTGCTTGGCTGAAACACCAAAGTGTGCCCGTCAAGCCTTGCGGCTATATCCGCTATGATAAGGCTCTTTCCGCTTCCGGTCGGTAACACCATAATGGCATTTGTTTTCTTCGCCTTGTTATTGAAGAAAGAAACGGCAGCATCAGAGGCTTTCTGTTGGTAATCACGTAGTTTGTACATATCTATCTTCTGATTTAATGATAAAATGGGAATCCTCACTAAGTTTGGAAAGAAATATCCGGATTATATAAGCCTGTTCCTTACTTAATCCAACTGGAGAGAATGAACCATCATCATTCTTGACCATCATAACAAATGTTCCTGCTTCCAAATCATTCATAACCCTTTCTCCTTTCGTAACTTCTTATTAAGTGCTTTGTAATACTTGATTAGCTGTTCGTACTCAAAATCAGTCATTTTGGAAGTGCTGGCAACTTTGACTTTCAGCAAATCAAACTTCTGTTGACCGATTTTAGCAATTAGATTCACCCGATAGCCTTCCAAATGGTCGGCTTTGAACCTATTGCAGTGCCGGCATTCGGCATGGCAATTATTCTCATCAAAACGGGTCGCCAGATGTGTACGACTGAAATAGTGCCCGCAGTCTGCTTGTGTAAACGGCTTTATCTGTCCGCACGAGATACATCTAAAATACCCGTTTGGCATTGCATCACGAAGCCGGATAAAAAGGGAAAACTCCTTGTCGAGCTTAGCTTTCAAATCCGGCTTCTTCTTTACTGCTATCCCTGCTTTATCAAATAAAGGCATAGGTTTTTCTTTCTTCTTTGGTTTTCGTTTTATGTAGTATGGCATTATTTTATATATTTGCGGGTGTAATATTTGTATTCACTCTAAAATCATATTTATATGAAGAACTATCGTATTATTTTCACTCATCATGGTAATGAGTATTCCTTTACAAAGGCGATAAGTGCCAATTTATCACAGTATAATTTTGAAGTAGCATATAGAACTGAAATCAGAACTTATATGACAAATCATGGATTAAATGGGAATTATGAAGTTGTTGGTGTCATAGAAATATGAAAAGTAACTATTAGTAAATAAGAGGATGTTTTTATCATTAAGCATCCTCTTGTTATGTGGTGGTATCGGCAGGGTTCGAACCTGCATGAGCTTTCTGCTTTGAGTAACCCTTCCGGCTGGGTAAAGCTCCAGTACTCGTCGTGCGTCTACCAATTCCGCCACGATACCAGATGCCCGTCTTTCCGGGCTGTCAGTTAATCAACATAAGCCATAGAAAACTCTTTTGGAATGAATCTGCCAACAGGAATAGGTTTTGCTGATTCGATAGAGGTGTGAATGTCTTTCTTTTCATACACATGCCCTTTTTCTTTGGCCTGTTTCTCATATTCCGCCTCTTTGTTTTTAAGCCAGTGAGAAATAAGCATCATAGCCCTATCTACATTGAAAGTGTGAACCACAAAGGTCTGTGTCCTTTCTTCTTCATCGTCAAAGGTTACTTTAGTTTCAATTTGGTAGAACTTCTTTTCATTCGGCTTAGTTTCTTCCTCCGTATCTTCTGTGTCTATTGCATCCAAGTATTCTTCCGAAGAAATTTCGTCTTTCAAATAAGCCTCTGAAGCACTATCTACTTTGCGCTCTTTCAGATTATCGGTAAGAATGATACACGAATCAAACTCTTTTGCCATTGTGAGTGTAAAACCCGATTGGTAGTTTAGTTCGATGTAATCTTTTAGGATGGCGATAACGTTTTCTAACCCAGTAGCATAAAGAAGGAACTTATATTTCTTATCGCCAACTTGGGCTTGTGCGATGTACGGGTACAGGCATTTGTTTTCATTCTCAAATGCCATTCGCTTTTGATTGCTGACCTCTACTTCCTTAATACCGTCTGCTTCCATGCTGAAACGAATTTTCGCCAAAGTGTCTTGTCCTATCAGCGTGCCACGGTCAAAAAGAATTTCATTCCGTTCGATGGTTACTGTTTCACCTGTATCTTCATCAATGAAAGATTCCTCCCATGTTTTGAGGACACGTTTTGCAAGGTACATGTTGAGCATCTTTTTCGGGTCAGATGTCACATACCTGATTTCTGTTTTTCTTGTTTCTATCATAACTAAATAAATTCTTGATTTCTTTGTATTTCCTGCTGGGCGTATATCAGCATTTGATGTTCATTTGCAGCCGGCAGATAGATACCTGCTACTGATGCACTCCAGTTACGAAAACGGTCAATACTCAAAGTCATTTCACCTGTTGTCAGCTCGGCAGAACTTCTTAAGTAAGTTACTTCCTTACCTTTCTTGTTGACCGTCTTTCTCTCAAACAAATCACGGTTGCAAATCCTCTTATAAAAATCAATTTTTGCTTCGTCGAGACTGCAACCGTACTCACTACCGAAATACCCTAAAAGAAGATGCAAGTAGCTGTTTTGGGCAAGCGTGCGGTTAGGTAGTTTCTTTTTCACTTCCACCACCGCACGTTCACTAAATAGCTTGTTTACATACTCCTTGAACTTGGGTATTTCATAATGATTTGATAAATTAAATATCATTTTTCTTTTTCCAAATATAGCCACCAGCCGTTTTCCTTTTGCCGAGCGTACAAGCATTGATACTTGATGCAGCAACTTGTGTTTCAAGAGAAGCCACTTTTGCACTTTCAAATTCAGCTATATAATTCATTTGTAATCCAAATTGCACAACTGGAATTGAATGAGTTATAGACATCTTTCTTTTAGAAAAACTTGAATGCTTTTTATTATACATTGGATGTTTTTCCCCTTTTCGGCTCATTGACATTCGTTTTTTAGTTTCTGCATTGATAACTTTACCTTTAGCAGATTTACTAAAACGGCTTTTAGTAATAGGATTATTATTGTTTTCCGTGCGAGTTACCCACCTTAAATTACAAACATTATTATCCGTTCTAATTCCATTAATGTGGTCTACCTCTGGTTTATTAAATGGATTGGGGATAAAAGTTTCTGCAACAATTCGATGTAACAGTCTTTTATCTTTTCTCAAAGTAACATAAACATATCCGTTCTTTACTCCAACATTTGGAGTAAGCACCTTATTAGGATTCCGAACTTTACCTGTATTAGAAACTTGATAATATCCATTATACCCTTTTACTGTTTTCCAAATCTCTTCCATATCATTCTTCAAGTCGAACAACATACGCTAAAAAGGTAAATCGTCCTTTACATTGCCATTAGCATCAACCGGAGGCGGGAAATTCTGCGGCTGTTGCTGATAGGTCGACTGTGGCGCTGGCTGTTGTACCGATGTTGTTTGTTGGGATTGCGATACACCACCACGCGCATCTATTTTGTAGCACCGAATAGATGCCATACGTTTGAGTTCTCCGTCCTGATTCGTCCAAGAACGCCCTTGTAAGACAAACGATACAGTAACAACATCACCCTGATTAAAGCGGTCAAGTTCTGCACACTTATCGCCTGAAAACTCTAAGGGAATAACATTCTCATACTCGCTACGCTCTCCCGTATAAGGGTCGTAAGTGGTAGCATCTAAAATGAACTCCCGTTTTGTAAACGAGGAACCACCGTTTTTGGATGGTATTTGAACGGTTTGTCCGATTTCGATTATCCGTCCGGTTATTTGGTTTGCCATTAGTTTTCTCCTCCAAATATCTTTTTATCGGTTATAAGTTCTCTGTTTTCTTCCAAGAACCGGATAAACTCCTCACAATGATTAGTAAGAATGGGAATATCACGTTCAGGATTGAAAACGTATGTTTCTGTATAGGTATCTACCACATAACCGCCTTTGTTGAACTCTACAATGTTATACTCAAATGTCCGTACATCAGAACCGTTCTTCATTAAAGCGTATGGATATACTAAATGCTGGTGGTGATCTTTGAACTTTCCCACGGTATAACTACCGGTTGTTTTGATGTCGTGAACACTGGTAGGCATCAGTTCGTCAATCAAACCATAAACCAATACACTACCGTATGCAGTAGGCAAGATGGCTTCTACTCTTTGTTGGGTTAATGCTCCTTTGAAGTAGTTGGCAAACTCGCGGCAAAGGTCAATGTGAAAAGTGAAAGTGCGATTGTTGTAAACAGCTTTTATCCCGTAAAGTTTTCCGTCATCGTGATATGCCTTGCTAATTTCCATTATAGAAGATTTACGGTTCTCAATCATACAATCAATGATTTCATTGAAAGCCGTACCACGGTCTGCCGCTTCGCTATCGAATGGCTTGCGGTTAATCCGGTCTATCAGTTCTTGAAACTGTTGTTCGTGAAATTCTTCAGGAGTATGGGGTGGATTTTCTGACCACCCCCAGTACTTATCCCAAATCACATCACTATTCAGATATGACCCAAAGGCATCAAGAAGCGTTGCGTAAATACGATATTTAGGCTGCTGGTTCATATTTCTTTTCTGAATTAAGTTTCAAATTCAAAGACTTCGCTTTGTTAGCTACCAACTTTGCCGCCATTTGCTTTGAAGAACCAACGTGCTCAAAGTTATCTATTTGCGCGATAAAATTATTGGCAGATTCCGCATCCGTAATAAGTTCGATCTGTTCTTTTATCTCTTCAATAACTTTATCATACTTTTCCTGTGCCTCTTTCTTGGCAGCAAGCATACCCAAATACGAATTGATTATCTTGGCGGTGATAAAGTCGTTCTTTGCGGTTGGATTACCATTCTTGTCAAGAATGGTAGGAACTTCCATCACTGAAGGAAGATTGCAAGTATTCTTACCGTCATTTCTTGAAGTTGGGTCAAAAGTGATAGTACGTCTTTGGACGCCTCTTTCGCTTTTCATTTCAAGATAACCGAGCAAATCCAGTTCAGTAACGATAGAGTTGTAGGATTTTTCACGCAAGGCAGGGATAAACACCGTATCATCACCTTCTTTTCTTGTGTCGCGATGGGCAACGAAAATGATGTGCTTGTTAAGCCCCGAAAGTGTTCGTGTCATCCATGAAAACTCTGCATTGATACCGCTCCAATCCTTGATAGACGGTTGGCGGCTGCCACATTTATAAGTAATGATGAAATCCATCATCTTACCGATTGTATCAACTACAATGGTCTGATAAGCAGACAAATCCTCCTGCAAAACCTGTTGAACATCACTCCATGAAGTGACCTGTACAGTATCTATGTTTTCCAAATGCGCCATATTCATACGCTTAACGCCATTATCGAAATCCAATAATAACGGTTTCGGAGCACTCAATGCTACCGTACTCTTTCCCATACCGGCCTGACCGTAAATCATCATTTTTACTGTGGTAGGGATTACTAATTCATTTGATTTTTTAATAAGACTCATAATCGTAAAATTTAAAGGGTTTATATTACTTTCATTCTATTCAAAAATCTGTTGATCGACTCCAAATTGTACCAAATCATTTTTCCATCTTTGGCAAATGAAACCTGGGCGTTATTCCTAAGTTTATCAAGGTAATCAACGCTACACCCCAAATAAGCCATCGCTTCATCCTTATTAAGCCAAAGCTTCTGTACGGATTCAACCTTTCCTCTTTTCATATCATATCTTTCAGAAATTCTATTTTCTCTTCTCTGGTCCGTCTTGCCCTACGCATATCTGAATGGAAATCCTGATAAAACGTAATTGAAAACACACATAATAAACAACAGGCGATAACAGAACGGGCTATTGGTGGGAAATCCATAGTGAATTTCATGCCAGCCAGACGCTCATATAGCATGGTAGCAAGTTCTCTTCCATTTCTTACATGAAGAATTTCAAAAGCCTTCTGCAACTGGTTGTTTATCGTACTCACAGCCCTGCATTTCAAATCGGCTATTTCCTTCTTCTCATACCCTTGTGCATACATTCGTGCCGTAATCTCGCATTCAGGTGTAAGTTCATTAAAAACTCTCTTCATAATCGTGTAAGTCAGCTGATTAATAATTGCGGATAACCTCAATATATCCGGCTTCCCTGTTAGTGTCCACCGAATACAAAGTTTGCTTCTTGTCTATTATCCGGTCAATCCTTGCCAGCCTGTTAAGGTCAGCGGTACACCTGCGAAGCTGTCCGGCAAGCTTGTCGCTAAAGTCAAAACTGATTCTGTCATTCTTCTTTTTCAGCTTTTTCTTGATTTCTGTTCTTTCTTTCAGTTCTTTTGCCATAAGAGTAAAATTTAATTAATGATTCGTGGATGGTAAGGGAATCGAACCCCTCTCAATCGTGCCAATTGTTTGCGCAACACGAAGCTCTAACCGATAAGCTAACCATCCGATTAAAAAAGGTGCACTATCCTCACGGACGGCACACCCAGTACAAACAAAAAAAATAAAACACGAATATCTAATCTATTATCAGAACAATGCTTTTAACCGCATTCTTGAAATGTTCAAACTTCTGTTGCAAATCACTCCAAGATTTATACCATGCTTTTTTCTCTTCAGCTAATTTCTCGTTAGCCTCTTCCAGTTCTTGCACACGCCTTACTAAATCTTCTTGCGTCATGCCTCTTAATTCTTCCACTGTCATAATCGTATAATTTAAAGTGTAGTCCGAAAGGCAGGAATCGAACCTGCTTCTTGTGGGGTAATGAGACCTATATATATAAAGAATATGATTATTATTAAATACCACATACATTCCAATAATGCTACTTTCGGATGATTACCGCCCGGCTGGTTTGCATGGCTATTGTGCACTCATCCCCATGCGCCTTGTGCCGGATTATAGGACTACCTTTTAGCGGTCTGTTTTAAGTTCTCTATAAGTTATTCTCATGAGCGACACACACCCTACACATATAACACTCATTATAGTGATAGAGAATATTTTCATAGGACTGTAAGTAGTAATAGCCCCGTAAAGCATACCGGCAGCACATATACTAACCAATATAGATAAAACGAATTGGATTGTTTTCATAATCGTATAAATTTAAATAAGTACCTGTACCCTAATCGAATAGCAGAACCTTATTTCAGTTCAGTACAGGCTATATTGTCGAAAACAGTACGGACGCCTAACCCATATGCTCACTGCTCAAAGACGATTCTTTGCGGTGTTTTCTATTAATTGTTAAACATTGCACAGCTCACAAGCCCCAACTTGCTTATGTGCGTTCGTTATCTTTGGTTGGCAAAAACGGCTTATGAATTACACCGTAATTGCTTTTACAGAATTTCAAAGAACTAATCAATAGTACCCTACCCGATTCTCGCTATCGGTTGCCGTTCAATCCGTCCGTAGGGCTGTCGTGCATTGCATAATCGTGTATTATGCGTATCGGCTGATACCTTGTACCCGGCATAGAGCATCGTAATCCATGCCATCATCTTCACAAGTTTCAAAACCTTTTAAGGCATCTTCCAAACTGTCTATCTCATCCGTTATCAACTGGATAACTTCTTTTTTGCTATCAGCATTGAACATCAGGCAAACAGTCCTTTCATCGTTGTTGTGAGCTGCCTCTAAATCTTTATAAAGGCTATCCAACTGCTGGTTAATCGTGTAAGCATTCATATCCATATCTTTTATGCGATTGACATCAGATTAGCTTTTTTGAAGCATCTGAATTCTTGGCGTTCAGTATCATAGTAAGTCTGGACGGTATCATTCTTCTTTCTATTGTCAGTACCAGTGATGGCAGGCATCAGCTTTTCATTTAGTGTACCGTATGCCTCACGAACAGAACCGTCCACTTTTTTGAAGTAGAACTTCACTATCTTCTTCTTCATCTCACCTTTCAACTTCAAGTTAGCCCAAGAGACCTTCATTGCTTCGCTCATGGTGTAGCCATTACGCTTAACGAACTGCCAAGCAAGGCTCATTACTTCGTGTAAAAATTCTCTTGTTCTCATAATCGTGTATTTTAATATGTTTATACTATTTGAAATCTGAATTAATCTTCGTTTCTTTGTATCAGTTTAATTTGATGATGCAAATATACTTTATAATTGTAAAGCAACAAAGAATCACTTTACAATTATAAAGTATAACAACATTATTTAACTATAAAAGCAGGTTATACCTTATTATAATATGAAGAAAGAAGACAGAAATAGAAATTGGATAGCGTGGATAGCACTTGGATTAAGTGTTATTGCGATAGTAATAAGTATTATCGCAATATGCATTTCGTGCCCTCATATACCCGAATTAGGATTTGATTATCAAGGAATAATAATAGGCGTGTTGTCTTTACTGGTAACAATTTTACTGGGATGGCAAATATACAGCGCTATCTATATTAAAGATTCTTTAAAAAAAGAGGTTTTAAAATCCTCTGCTGAAATGGTTTTACTTGCGAAAAATACTTTGCTTAAATCTCAATTGAACACATTATACGGTTTACACGAAGGTGCTTTGAGGAATGGTGATATAAATTATATAATGTCCACACTTGATATTATGATGGACATAGCTATTCAGTTAAAAGACAAAGAAATAGCAGACAGAATTATTTCTAAGATTCCAAACCTATGGAGTTTATTAACAAAAATGGATTTAATGAAAACTGAAAAGAATAAGTATAACGAACTAAAACAGAGAATAAAGGAATTTTCCACAATAACAGAGAATGCTTTTGATATATACGAAAAAACAAACTCTATTGATTAATAAGTTCTTTGTATAGCAAATCAACTTCTTTATCTCTTTCAGATATACGTTTATTATAATAATCGATAGTAGGGGTAATAGCTATCTTTATCCCCTCTATATAAAGAGAAATTATGTTTTTGACGATAATGGAATTTATCATAATTATTAAGTAAAGCGATCAACTCCAAAGTTGCGGTTTGAAGTTAAGTCGCCTATATAGTCCCTTACGGGAATAGTTAAACAAATTAGTCGAAATCATCCGCAACTTGATTTCGATACAAATATACTTTATATTTATAAAGTATCAAATTAAAAGATATAATTTATGGGAATGATTGATAGATTTTTTGAAGCAATAGAAAAAGCTGGTATAACCCCTTATGAAATAGAAACAAAGTATGGAGTGAAATCTGCTCAATCTAAAATTTCGCAGATGAAAGGAGGAAAGACTAATACCGGGAAAGAAAAATCCCTTCCATCAGATATATTGTCTGCTGTTTGCATGAATTGTAACAAAATAAATTCGGAGTACATCCTTACAGGAAGAGGGAACGCGATAAACGAAGATAAAAATACAGATGATGTGATTCCTAATATACCGACATCTTCCGGCACATCAATTACATCAGAAGAGGAATTTCAAGATGCAAAAAATAAAGGATTGCATTTATTGCCACAGGTAAGTTTTAAATTTGCAGCTGGGCAAACCCAACTCATAAGTATTACCGAAGATATCACCCGCTATTGGTATCTACCCGATTGCAAAGATTGTGAAGGAGTAGCACAGATAGTAGGAAGATCTATGTCCCCAACACTTCCTTCTGGCTGTTGGGTTGCTTTAAAAAGATATACACTTCCTCATGATAATCCAAATACAATACCATTTGGCAACATATTTGGAATAGTAGTAGAAGACAAAGAAACCGGAGAATATCATGGACACATTAAGATATTACGTAGGTATAAGGAACAATCTTTGGCTCGTAAATACTGGATTGCTCACTCTATTAATACGGAGGAATTTGATGATTTCGATATAGAAATAGATCAAATAAGAAGTCTTTGGATAGTAAAACAGCACATCGTAAGCGATACATTATTATAAATAAAATCTAATACTATGGGACTATATTTCAGAAAAAGAATTAAGATACTTCCTGGAGTACACATGAATGTTAGCAAATCTGGTACAAGTTGGTCGATTGGTCCACGAGGAGCAAAAGTAAATTTCGGAAAACGAGGAACGTACGTTACGACAGGAATACCCGGCACAGGTATCTATTCAAGAACAAAAGTTTGTGACAATAATATGTCCAATCATAGAACGCAATTAAATAATGCAGATTCTGGATATGAAATAAAGAATTATACTGGATGTCTTTTCTCGTTTATATGCTATGCCCTTGCAGTCATATTGCCAATCTGTGGTATACATTTTGCTCTATCTATACTTCTTATAATAATAGGATTTGCTTTACATTTATCGTCGGTTGAGAAAAAGGAAACAGTTCAAATGGACAATGAAATTGGCAACGATAATGAAACCCTAATTACAGAAACACCTATAAATAGGATAATTACAGATACAGAAGAAAAAGTAGACACAAAAAAAGAAGAGATATTTATAAAGAAAGAAGAGGAAGAAAAAATAGAAGATCCCTCTGTAAATAATGTTGATATGATTAGACTTGATCCGCTATTTGAAGATTCTGCCCGTTTGGTTGTGATTCACCAGCAAGGTTCTACTTCATTAATTCAGCGTAAATTTGCTATAGGTTATAATCGAGCAGGGCGTATTATGGACCAACTTGAATGTGCTGGAATTGTAGGAGAAACAAGTGGAATTAAAGCGAGAGAGGTCTTATGTAAAGACGAAGGTGAACTCGAATATAGACTAAACCATTTGGAAAAATCTCGTTTTGAAACACTTAAACAAAAGCAGGAAAAAGAATTTAAAGAAATAGCTCAACAAGAAGTTCTGAATGAAAATTCAAGATTGATTAAATTAGGCATAGATTTAGAAAAGGAAGGTATGATAAATGAAGCTATAGCTGTATATGAAAAAGCTATTATACCACAACTTCCAGCAACACATCCATATGATAGATTAATGATTCTTTATCGGAAAAAGAAAGATTATGATAATGAAATCAGAATCATTAAGATAGCCATAAGTGTATTTATGAAAGAAAATGAGCGCAGAGCCGGAAGGGCAATCGAAGATGATTCGTCGTTATACAATCAAGTGATGCAGGCTCTTGAAACTAATGAAAACATTAGATATGAAGACGGGAAATGGGCTTTCGTTCAATATGACGTAATGGAGTATATTACAAGATTAGAAAAGGCTAAAAGGCTATTAGAAAAATCCAAGAATTAAAGAACAAACTAAATATTTAAGATTATGATTGACTTTCTAACCATTATACTCCTAATATTCGGAGTACTGCAAATTATCCTCCGAGCACGTAACTATAAAAAAGATACAGTATTTACATCATATAGATAAAAGCTATGTTAAATTTATATCCAGTTAATGATTTGCGACTTTGTTTATTTGTTACTTTCTTGCTTTCTCACTATATTTGCATCATCAAATCAATAATATACAAATATCATGGGCGATATTAGATTAAAGCAACAAACTGATTCTTCAAAAAAGAACAAACTTGACTCAAAGCAACTGAATCCAAGTAAGAAGTTCGTTTTGTCTGATGTTTCCAAAGAAGAGCTTAAAAAAAGAAGAATACCTGTGTATTCATATTTATTATAATGCTTCAAAGTGCGTATCCATTTTACTTCATCCAAAAATATAAGGGAGACTCAAGCGGTCTCCTTCATATATTATTGTACAGATTCAAATCAACAAAATCAAAGTTAGTATATATTGTACGAGTAGAGGAATACAAACACAATATTTATGCTGTAAAATTCTATCAGAAGAACCATTCATTATCAAAAGATAAATATAGAATAATGACCAATACAAATGAACCAAGGAGAATAATAAACACATGCATTAATATCATGTTATCAATTTACCAAAATAATCCTAAAGCTTCTTTTGGTTTTATTGGAGCTAATGGATTCAACGAGGATGTATGTTGTACCAAAAGATACAGAGTCTACTCAAGGATTATAGCAACTTACTTTAGCGATAAATACTTTTACCATAAAGAAAATATAGAAAAGAGTGCTTATATGCTTATCAATAATATAGCTTTAACTGAAAATCCTAATTTGGTAAAACAAATTGAAGACTTCTTTATTGACCAATATGAATACTTCGAGTGATGGCAAGAATTACTCTCCCCATCTGTATCTCAAACCAACAATATTAAGCCGGGCATCATTTCCCGGCTTTTTCTTTTCCAAACACATAGTCAATCACTCTCCTATTGGCATCGTCCACCTTTTTCTGGTCGAATTTGATATAGATACTAGTAACATCAGAACCAATCTCATGTCCTAAACCGGCAGATATAGTTTCTTTAGGTATATCAAGCTCCGCTGCCAATGTAGCCCATGAATGTCGGGCCCAATATGTGGACAATTTTGGGAAAAGAGGATTTCTGATCTTTTTTCCCCTTTCCAAGATAGAGACACCCCCTATTTGTTTCAATGCCCTGTCAATGCTGGTAGTGAAGCTGGTATAATCATTACGATTATCCATTATATTAAGCAGATATTTATCTCCTTTGTATTTGTCTAATATAGCTTGTGCTTCCGGTTCTATCTTTATAGAAAACAATTTCCCTGTTTTATGCCGATAATATTCGATGCGTCCATTATTGATGTTGTCCTTGGTAAGAAAAAGCAAATCCTCAAGATTAATGCCTATAAGATAAAATATCAACATAAAAATATCACGGTAAAATTCCAAATGTTTTTCACACGGATAATCTTTTAATAATCTTATTTCTTCTATCGTCAAACTCCGTTTTCTTGTTTGCTCCTTTTTCACCTTAAACTTCCTGAAAGGATAGAGGGTTGTCACTTCCTCATCAATGGCATAATTAAAAACAGCCCTAATATTTTTCAAATGTGTGCCAATATAATTAATCATATATCCTTTATCTACCAAAAATTGATTAAAGGATGTCAGCCACTTTCTATCTATTGTTTCAAAAGTAGGGGCAGTATCAAACTCAATTATCAGTTTTCGCGTATTTATATAATTATCCTTAGTACTCTTCTTGTCCTTTAATGAGGTATATTCATCATAATAATGTAAAAAATCACATGTAGAGGCAGGTTTTGATGATATAATATTAGAAAGATGTTCTTTAAGTTGCTTGTCGGACATCCCTCTTAATTTGGTTCCCAACAATAATAATTCAGACTCTATTAAATTATACTTGTTGCGAAGTGCCATATTCTTCACCTTATAGTTAGGTTCTTTCTTCCCGTATTCTCCATCACCCCATGTTTCAGCATTTGAATACATCCCCGATGATATAAAAAAAGCTTTATTGTGATATACCCTGAACTTAACAGGATATACGTCAGACGAATTTTTCTTCCTTTTATCCAAGTAAATTGATAATACTGCCAT